CTTGGCGTACCCATTCCTCGGTGCCGGCACGTTTACCTTTTGCTGGGCCGTCGGTGTTGCCTATGTAATCTCGAGCGCCTACAACGTTAGGTTTGGCTTTAGCGATCATTGTTCGGTTGGGGTTCCCGGCTTGCTTTTAAGTCCGTTAGACGCAACCAAGCCGCTTAATGTGCCAGTAAGAAAAACCAGCAACGTGCTTAAAAGGTCAATAAGTTGCGCGTCAGTTGGGGCCTGTTCGGTTGGCTGATCTACAAACAAAATGCCGTAAATAAACGCCATAACCGTAAAGGTAAAGCACAATGCCATTAGACGGCCAACAAATACGATTAGTGAAGCGTGGTGTTGTTCGGGTGTTTTATTCACAGGCGGCTTTTGTAAAGCATTGGTACTCGACATTAGTTTTTGAATAAGAGCAACCACTACAACCCCAAACTACAACGGCTACAAGTAGCGCGCACCCGATCATGTAACGCCATTTCATTAACTTAGTAGCGCGGCTACTTCGTCTGCTGTCAAACCTAATTTTTGCAATACGGCGTTTTTTGCCTGCAATTTTGTTGCTTTTTCGGTTTCCATGGCGGTTTGGTCTTGCGCGCTGTCGCTGAGTGTTTTTTCAAACGCCTTGGCTTCTGCCTCGGTCATGTCACGTTCAACGCCATTATCGTTAATTTTGTATGTGCTCATAATGTTTTCGAATATCCGTAAATGGCATAAACGCCTGTCCAGTTTGTGCCAGTAGTAAAAATTTCTATGCCGTCATATGCGGTTGCTGTCGAATGGTTGCCGTACCATTGTTCATAAAGGGGCGCGGTGATTACGCCGTTTGCAGCGGTGTTTCCCGACATGATCGTGGTTGCTTTTGCAAGTTGTGGGCCAAATAGTTGGACGCTGGTTGCTGCTTCAAGGCCTGAACCGAACGCGCCAACAAGAAAACTGGTTTGGCTTGCTGCAGTTGATGTAGTTAACGATGTGCCGTTTCCTTCGACTATTTGAAAGTTGTAATTGGTTGACGCCGACGTTCCACCTGTACGCAATTTAATGCGAATTTGGCCCGCACCGTTAATCGTGTAATTGATCAACAACAAATAGTTTGTGTAACTACTGGTAAAAACATTGTCGGCTGTAACGCTGTTAGTTGCGGTAACTGTTGTTTCGGCTTTGACGCACGTTAAACCGGGTGTTGACGCCAACGATACCCAAGCCGAACCGTTGTAATATTGCGTAGTGTTGGTTGTTTCAATAAATGCCATTTGGCCTTGTGCAAGTACTTTTTCACCGGTGCCACCAAATGCAGCGTCACGGGTAACTGTGGTTGCAAAAACGGGTATGCCTGTATTTATTTGCGTAACTTGCGCGGCGGTTAAGACCTGTCCGGCTGTAAAACTTGGTACTGCTATTTGTGCGTTCGCGCCCATGCTTTTAGCCTAGATCAACCCAACACGTTTAACGCGTCAATAATTCCAAATTCGGCATTGTCTAGTATTAGTTCATAAACAATCGTGGTAGGGCTGGTAAATAGCAATACTCGGTGGCCGTTCAATGTGATCTCATGCTCGACACCCTCTACTGCTAATTCTTGGGCAAGCGTGGTTGTGGTGTTTCCAGTAATAAATGTGCGTTCAATGCTTACGGTATCGCTTATGTCCACTACGGCTACGGTGTCGCGTTGCGCGTTCGTTAGGGCACCAAACACGGTTTCTACGCTGTTGTAGCGGGCTTCGGGGGTGCCGTCTAAAAGGTAGGTTGCTGCGGCCGCTAGTTCGCTGTCGTCCAAAAGGCTGTTAGTTATGCTGTAAGTTTGCACAAAAAACGCGGCTTGGCTTGCTAAATCGTCTGCCGTGGCATTTACCCCGCCCAAGTTTTCAACGTAAGCCCTATTAGTAACGCTGTCGGCTTCAAATGTAATACCGAGGCCGTCGTACGGTACGCCGGTGCCGTTGTCCATGAAGTCAATTACGGGGGCGCTAAGCGTCGTGCCCACACGTGGGGTAAAGGTCAATACCCCTGCACGTGACACAAACAAACGGCCAAATTCTGCGGTTTGGTTTATTTGTAGCAAATAGCCTAAAACGTTGGTACCGCCCGGCACGGTGTAGGCGCTGTCGTGTCCAAGGTCTACGGTGCCAACGTCAATGCTTCGAGCGGCACCGGTTGGGTATGCAACTTCGGGTAGGTCTAAAACGGTTTCTATGCGTTCGCCTGATGTTTCAACGTCAACGTTTAGTTCGTCCATAAACGTTTGACTAAGCAAATAAAAGTTATCGGCGCAATAAACGGTAACGGTGTCTATGCCGTCTAAAGCAAAGTTGTAGTCGTAGTTAACGACTTTCCCGCGGTAAAGGTAATGGGGGTTGCCGTTGTTGTCGTAGCGGATTAGTTCAACGGCTCGCAATGGCGCAAGGCCGGGTAATGCGTCGGGTGTGTTGTAGTACGGCCCGTTTTCGTCAAATGGGTTAAAAATGCCGTCAACGTCGTTAATGGTAAAAGTCATTGTGCCAGCGGCGAATTGGTCGCCCTGATCTCGTCGGCCGCGTCTAATGTTTATTTGGGTTGTGCTGTCCGTTATGTCGGCAAAGTCGCTACCCGGGCCAAGCGGAAACGTTCCGTCTAATAAACCCTTGGTTGCGCTGTCTAAGGTAAAACTGTTGACGTCGTAGCCTGTGTCAACCAATAGGGAATAGTTGCCCGCTTGGGCAATTGCGGTGCCGGGCATTATCTAAACCCGGCTATTGGTAAATCCAATGGGCCGTTTTGTCGAGCAAACGCACGTAGGCCGTCTTGTGTAACACGTCCAATTTCGGCGCTTGTAGCCAATCCACCTTGCACGTTCACCGTGTAATTGTTGGTGGTGCCGCGCATGGCTTGGTGTTCGGCAATGCTGGCCATTTGGCTAGGTGTTGGCGCTGGCGTAGCAATGTTTTGGCCTGATGTTATTTGAGTAAACGAAATGTCGGTTTGTGCTTGTTGCAATAGTGCGTTTAAGCGTTTGGTGCTTAGGTTCGGGTTTTTAAGTATTTTTTCGTATTTGGCAAGGACGCTTTCAAGGCCTGCAACTAGTGCTTTGCCTTGGTCTACGCCTGCTTGGTAAAAACGTTCGGCGCTATCTAAACCAAGTTTGTTTGCCACATTTTGTACGGTTTCAACTAATGCGTTAACGCCGTTAGGGCCTGTAATGGCTTCTTGGCCGCCTGCGACTAATTCGGCTGCGATTGCCGCGCCCGCTTCCGAACCAGCGTTTAACACTTCGGTTAGGGCTTGTTGGCTAAGACCGCGCTTTAGCAATGTGTCTACGTTGGTTGCGTATTGTTTTACGCCGGCTACTTGGTCACGTAGACCGGCTAGGAAACCGCCGCCAGTTTCTACGCCGGCTTCTTTAGCGTCGGCAAAACTAAACCCTGCTTTTATGCCGTCAGAAACGCTTTGCCCAAATTCTCGAAACGCGTCTTGTGCGTCTTTTAGTTGGTCTTTTGCGTCGTCGAGCGCGTCGGTCAATTTGTCTTTTATGACGTCGTAAAGGTCGCTAAGTTTTTTGGTTGCGCCGCCTACTTTTTCGTCAAGGCCTGCTGCTTCTTTTTTTGCTTCACCCGAAGCGTCGGCTAAACGCATTGTTTGTTGTGCGCTGAATTTAAGGTTTTCGTTGTAAGCGCCTACGGTTTTGTCGTCTGCGAACGCTTCGCGCAATTTTGTTAGCCCGTACCATGCTTGGCTAAGCGGGTTTTGCATGTTTTTTAAAAAGCCTAAAAAGCCGTTTAGTTCGTTGCTGCTTTCTTTTACTGGCGTTGGTAGTTGCTCGAATGCTTGCGCCAAAAAGGTAATGTTTTTTGTTGCGGTTTCGGCTTGTTTAATAAACGCCGCGCCCATGTTTGCTTTAACGTTTTCTAGCGTCGCTGCCAATGTTCGTTGGCTGTTGGCCAAGCCGTCGCTGGTTCGCATAAAGTCGCCTTGTGCGTCACCGGTCTGCTTGTAAATTGCGGCTTGTGCAGCCAAAATCTTTTGTTGTGCTGTTAGCGCGCCTGACCCGTCATAAATGCCAAGGGCCATTGCTTCCTGTTTTAGGGTTGCGTCGTTAAGCAAAACACCGAAACGGCGCAAAGGTTCGGCTTCGCCTCGTAACGCGGCACCAATGGCCTGTACGGCTTCCTCGGGGGTTGTGTTGTTGAACGACGCTAGATCGGTTGCAAGGGTTGTAAAGTCGTTGCTAAATACCGCTAGGTCGGCACCGGCTAACCCTGCTGCTTTACCGAACGTGCCGAACACGCCGGCAGCGTCCAAAACTGATTGCTTCGACTGGCCAAGGTTTCTAGCCGCGCTGTTAGCGAAATTCTCAACTTCTTTAGCGCCACGGCCAAACACAACGTTGACTTTGCTTAGGCTTTCTTGCATGTTTGACGCGGCCGTAATCATTGGGCCGATCACACTTTTAACGGTGCCTATTGCAAGGCTGAAACCGCCAACCGCACCCGCAACGTTTTTCGCGCTGGTACCAAACGCCTTAAGTTGTTTGTCGGCTGCCTGTACGCCAGTATTAACAAACGACGTAATAATCGGTATGTTAATTGCCATTATTTGACCCTTTGCTTAAGTTGCGTGTTTGTGCGTTTTTCAACGTCGGCTATAACCGATTGTATGTCGTCTTGCACGGCGTCACGGTTCTTAGTTACGGCCTTGTCAATTACACGCGGTTGCGGGCCTTCCTCTTTTGTAAGGTTTGCCACAAAAAGGCTGTTTACGTTTCGCCCGGCATGGTCGTAAATCACGCCCGCTGGGTCGGTGGATTGCACCACCATAAGACGGTAAGGCTTAGCACCAAAAACAACTTGTTC